CTCCTTCATTCCAAACTACCTTATGAGGATCTCATTATGCTGAAACTTTCCTGTGTACGTCTCGTTACTGCCCTTCAGATTTCTGGGTATAACGATAACTTGGTCGAAAACTTTGATTACATTGAAATTGTAACCACAGGCTGGACCTCCGGTGCTCGTAGTCGCCAAAAGCGATTTCAGAATATCGGTAAGCTCTATTCGTATTTGAATAAGCTCTTACATGGGAAATTTCTTACAGACCAGGAATACGAAAGTGCCTGGGATCAAGTGTTAAAACTTGATCATGAGATGTTTAAATCCCTCGTAGGTAGCAAGGAAGTCGAAAAGGGTTCCTTCTGTACTATCATATCTTGACATATTCTGGGTTTTGTCGACCCGTGGATGCTTGATATGTGTCTGTCCACCACTCTACTTTAAGGAGCTACCATGGAAAAGGACGTCGAGCGCAAACTTCTAGCAATAGAAATACGCACTCTAGCAAGTAACATCTCGCGTGAAGGAGGACAAAATCCTCTTGAAGCGCTTGGTGTAAACTTGGATGAGGCCGATATTATGACTTTACGTCAAATTCGATCTCATTTCCGTGACTTGGTTCGCTCTTTAGGCGGTAGTAGAGGCCAGTAGTACAATTACCGTCTAAAGACGGCGTTCTCTACGACTAGGTTCTCACCAAAATCGTAGGCCAACGTCGGCGCCGCACCGGTCTTCCGGTGTGGCGCGCGACACTCTTCTAAGGGATCGATAAGTTGAAGTCTCGTGATTTACGCTTCGGAGGGGCCAACACGTACACCAATAATGGCTCTAGGTCAGTAATTCTTGTCCCAGGTGCCAAGCGTTCGTACTTTAGCGTAGCTAATGATACGGCGTCTAAGGGTGAACATAAAAAGCCAAATCCTCAGGAGTTCTATAAGTTGGAAGCCGACGGCCTTAGTGGATCGATAATCTGGTCCACCGGAAGTCAAATCGGCGACATTTATAGCACAGACTCTTCTATTGACTGGGGAGCGGGATGGGATTCCGCTGCCGAGACAATGGCATACAACAATGCCTTATCGAAGTTAACTGAAAAGGTCCGAGGTAATCTCGATCTGTCTATAGACCTTCTCCAGGCGGGTGAAACATTCCGCATGGTAAAGTCGGTAGACAGGCTACTCGTGGTCGCTAAAGCCTTGAAAGGAGACTTGAAGAGCATCTCACGAATTAAGAGTGGATTTAAGACTCTTAATATGGATAGCGCACTTCGCGCTACTCGCTCAGTGGGATCTGGTGCGTTGGAAGTTCAATACGGCTGGAGACCATTGGTCCAAGACGTATATGAAGCCGCGCAAAAGGTCGTCACTAAGTATCGTGAGGTCCCGTTCTGTATTGAAGCCACAGCACGGACGAAATCCGCGTACTCGAATATCGACGGTATCCTTACCTCTGGTGTACGTAACAAGTACTCAGGGGCGTGGTCGTACCGCTACAAATTCGGTATTTACCTTCTCCCATCTCAGTCAAGGCTACAAGCCCTATCTGGATGGGCAACGTTAAACCCCGCATCGATGGCTTGGGAAGTGTTACCTTACTCCTTCGTCGTCGATTGGGTCTTTAACGTGGGCGGATATTTACGCAATCTCGAGACCGCATGGTTACATTGCGATCGCTTTCACAGTGGTTATTATACGCTCACGCGTAGACATGACCAAAAGTGTAAGATGGTAGGGCGTTCCAGCTTTGGGGAATTATATGACCTCAATGGCTGGTGTCAGCGGTCGGACAAAATCCGAACGGTACTTACTTCGTACCCCTTACCGCGCTTTCCAAGTTTATCCCTAAACTTGGGCAGCGAGAGATTGCTTAATGCAGCTGCTCTTCTGTCGCAATTCCTGCGGCGTTGAGTTCATTTCTAAACCCATTACTCCTATTGGAGGAATTTTATGCCAGCAGTTGCAAACATCGTCCTCGCGGACGCTCAGGCGACCCCTGTAAACCATACTTACATCCCCCTCGGACCAGACGCCAATGGCGCCTGGTGGTTCGAAGACCAATCGCAATCCACACCGATTGGTTACTGGCGCATGAGCATTCAGCTCAAGCGCCCTGGTAACCCGTCAGCAGGGGCGCGATCGGACGTCGAACGCGTATCACGGGTGACTATCACTATGCACCAACCGGTGCTTGAGTCACTGGGGACGAATGACGCGGGTTTGACACCCCCGCCAACCGTCTCTTATATCCCTCGTTCTAAGCAGGAGTTTATCCTGCCGGAACGTGGCACTCTGCAGAACCGTAAGGATCTGCGAAAGATGAGTGCCAGTGTTTTAGCCGATGCTACAGTAGTGTCCGTTATCGAAAATCTGCAGAATATCTACTAAGAAATAAATAGGTATTCGAATGCGATTCGAAACGTTCTTTCTGGCATTCGTGGCCGTGTTAGCTGTCATACTGCTAGCATGGACATTCGTGCGCTCGGTAGCCCTTTAAGAATTTCGAAGGGTCTCTGGGAGGGAACTCCCAAATAAAACAATAAGGATATAGATCATGCATGATCCTTTTAAGGATTTCGGCGAAGTGTTCTTCGCTCTATGCAAGACCGTGAATACGCCCAAATCCCTTGCGCTCTGGTTGGCTTATAAACACAAAAGTACAGATGTGTTCAAAATGCTGCCAAGACCAGGGGATTACGACAGTGCGCACAGATTCTCCGTCGATTATCTATGCTATTCGTATGTGAGTAAAATCACAATGGAATGGCCTGGAATCGATCGGGTGGCTACCGCGCTAGACGGCTTCACCGCCGCCGAGCTTCATTGCAAACGGACGAATCAGCGTCTCCGCGAGATTCAGCTGCGTGGAAGTTCTCCACGCGTCGAGCGTATACTGTATACTGCTCAACGTAAAATAGCTGGTCTTTTGGGAGATTTTGATCCGTTCGATATGCTTGATCGCTGTCGTTGGGGTTCCGGGGCATCGGCGACGTTGTCACGTCGTCGTGCAAGACCGGATTTAAAACAGTGCAGTATCCCCTTCTCTGTAACACGCTCCGCCCTCCCGCTATTTAAATCGATAGTGGAGAGCAGCCCAGTTTGGCTTAACGCCGTTCTGGAATGCGAAGTGTGCGGCCCCGTAAGTCTTATGCCGAATTGTTTTACGGTGATTGACTATAACGAGGTCGATACAGTGCCAAAGAACGCGAAGACCGACCGCATCATTGCAAAGGAGCCTACAGCAAATGGCTTCCTCCAACAAGGATTTGGACGGTTTCTTCGAACACGCTTAAAACGCGTGGGAGTCGACCTGGACAACCAGGGTGTCAACCAAACCTGGGCTTCGAAGGCCCAGGAGTTGCTCTTAGCTACTCTTGATTTAAAGAGTGCTTCTGACTCCATTTCCCTCCAGCTCGTTGAGCTGTTGTTTCCACCGGTGTGGTTTGACTATATCCTTCGTCTGCGTTCTCCAAAAGGGAAATTGCCGACGGGCGAGACCATCGTTTATGAGAAATTCTCATCGATGGGTAACGCCTTCACCTTTGAGCTCGAGACCCTAATTTTTTGGGCGCTCGTCTCTTCAGTGTGCGGGGACAAGGAAACTGTCTCGGTGTACGGCGACGACATCATATGCCCTCAGCGGTTTGCTGCTGAGGTTATTGAGGTGCTGTCCTTGTGCGGCTTTGAAACCAATGTCGAAAAGTCTTTTGTCGACGGTAGGTTCTTCGAGTCGTGCGGTAAGCACTACTTTGATGGCTTCGACGTAACTCCAGTGTACCAAAAGGCTTCGCCTCGCGAGAACGAATTTCAGCGTATTCGTGCTGTTAATCGCCTAACGCGGTGGGCCCTTAGGTCGGGTCATTTTGTAATGCTTGACCCGACAGTCCGTCCTGCAATCGAGATGCTGTATCGCGATCGTGAGACGAGCTGTACGGCTCCGCTTTGGTACGAAGGTGATGATTCTTACCTTGTACCATGGACGGAGGGTAGATGGAGCGTTAGCCATGGGGTGGTCCGTTTTAAACGGATTGTTCCCAGTAGGCTCACGAAGAATACGAACCATAGAGGTGCGTATTCGTACTCCATGTACCAGTCTCGTGATTCGCTTTACCAAAGCGAGTCTGAGACCCTGAGTGACGAGTGG